CCATTGTGAAATCTAACACCGTTTCGCCTTCGTTGGTGTAGGTTTTAATTAGGTACTCCATTAATGCTACTGGTTTTTGGGTAGGGTGGAAAGAATAACCCTTACCACTTTTATTAGAATATCGTAGTATAGAATTGTGAAATCCAGTTTCTTTTTGGTAATATTCTTTACCATCTTTATTACCATGTCCTAAATTTGCTGACTTATTTTTCCTACTGTTCAGGATAGGAGTATCTAATATTTTTAAATTTATCAGATTGAATGTAGGAAATCTATTATAAAATACTGAAATATTCTCGTGGTACTTCATCGGGTTTTTTCTACATAAACTAAAATTACCTGCTTTTGTTTTTTCCCAAATCCAATCATATTTATAATTCTTAATATTACTCATTCGTAAAGCACTACTAAAAGGTTCACTTCCAAACAACACAATAGCACCGTTTGGCTTTATTATTCTGTTCAGTTGCTCCCACATTAATTCAAAGTCAATAATACTATCCCACTTACACGCAGTAGTGCCGTATGGTGGGTCGCAGATTATCGCATCAACAATAACCCCTTTAGCTATAAGCTCATCCATAACCTCTAAACAGTCACCTTTATATAAATCTATATTACTCATTAGATAATCCTTTCTCTACTACTGTATCTTCTATACGCTTTTTAGCTATTTCAAAATAACCCTCATCCATCTCTACGCCTATAAAATTTCTATTCAAGTTTTTACAAGCTACTCCAGTTGAGCCGCTTCCCATTGTGAAATCTAAAACCGTTTCACCTTCGTTGGTGTAAGTTTTAATCAGGTATTCCATTAAGGCTACGGGTTTTTGAGTAGGGTGTATCTGTTGTTGCCTACTCCAATTTTGAGAAAATTTATGTATGCTAACAGGAAACCTAGTACCGTTGTTTTTTTTACTTACCTTAACGCCCCGTCCTGTAACGTTTGCAATTTCTATTTGACCGTTGTATTTTGTTTTATCAAAAGGCTTCCCTTCTGTCATTTGTGGATTATAGGTTGGTGGTTTTTTATAAAATAAAGATATGTTTTCGTGTGTTTTCATTGGCTTTCTTTTAGCATTTAATCCTGTAGCACTTCTTATTTTATTCCATATCAAATCATATTTGTAATTCTTAATATTACTCATTCTTAAAGCACTACTAAATGGTTCTGAACCAAATAGTACAATAGCACCATTCGGCTTAATTACCCTATTTAATTGCCCCCACATTAAACCAAAGTCTATAACACTATCCCATTTACAAGCAGTAGTTCCGTATGGTGGGTCGGTTATAATAGCGTCTATTGAGCCGTCAGGTATCCCCTTCATAACCTCCAAACAATCGCCTTGCAGTAGTTCAAGCATCTTTGATAAAGTTTTTAAGTTCTTGTATCGTTTGTCTCACACAGCTATTGCAACTGCTCATTTTCTTATTCCCTCCGGATGCTTTGTTCCACAATGTTGTGAGCTGGTGGTTTTGGTTGCCCTCAATTACGTTCTTTCCTTCTAAGTCCTTCAGGAGGAGTTTGATGTTTTCTATGTCTTCCTCGCTTATGTATCTGCTCCATTTATTTAGGGGGCAGGATGAAATCCGTAGAGACGTTTTAATAGGCATAACGCATCCGCACAGTTTTACTTTGTCCCCGTTTTCGTCCTCTACTTCTGACCCAATCCCGAGCGTTCCACACGACTTAGTCAGGGTCAAATAATGGTCACAATCCTTGCAGATTTGCATCCTATTTGCTCTCTTCTGTGCTGATATTACAAACATTAAACAGTTGTTTTAAAATACTCTTTCAGTCTCTTTTTAGACCTATGCAGAGAGGTGTAAAAGGTAGTCTTTTTGATGCCTGACTCCCTAGCTATTTGAGCGAGGTTGTAGCCATCGCAATACAAGTTTAAGGTTGTCATATCGAACCACGATAGTCTCTCTGTTGCTAGGTAGAAGTTTTCTAAAAGGAACGCTTTTGAGAGGTCGTAGTTGGCTACTAGTTTTGGGAGGGGGGATTCTTTGAGTTCGTATTCAGATTGAAATTTGCCTCGTGTAGCTTCGACCCACATAGCTCTGTTAAAATATCCGATTGGGTTCTCCATTACTTTGTCTAGTTTTACTCCTTCAAGACGTAGGATTCTGATATAGGTGTGGTGTACTAAATCATAGGGGTCGTTGTGCATCCTCTTAGCAGAGGTTACTAGCTCGTCGTAGTGGGATTCTACCCACCTATTCCAGTCCCTTGTCTCTTTTGAGTCTTTCAACTTTGTCTTTATAAATTTCTATCATTGCCTTAATCTCCCCTACTCCGTACTTTCGGGTCTGCCTAGACATTGCAAACAAAGCATCAGCAGTCCCCTCCCCATATAGACGATTCAACGCCACAGAAAAGAGATACTGCTGACCACTCTGAAAGATGTTGCATTTTTTGTCCTGAAATTGTACGTTCGTTTCATTCCATCGCGTTGAGTACGCTCCCCGACTGATGAAATGCCCTGCGTCCCCTTCTCTATATTTTTTTCGCTGTCCACAAGTGAAACAAGTTGCATAGCCGTTCTCATCTGAGGCTCTCATCCTTATAAATAAAGAGAAGACCTTGTCTAAGTCCTTGACTAGTTTTTGTCTAGCTGATGCCATTCGCACAATATACGTTATTTAGGGGGGAGTTTCTCAAAACATTGTTAATTGTGCTTGGTGTCGTTTCAATCGCTTACACGCTGCTTCGTAATACTCTTTATCTAATTCGCACCCCACCAAGTCAAAGCCTAAGTTATGACAAGCCAAAGCAATCGAACCACTCCCTAAATGAGTGTCAAGTATTTTGTCTCCTTCCTTTGCGTAATTCATTAGTAGCCATTCGTATAAAGCAATAGGTTTTTGTGTCTGATGTATTTTTGTTGTTTGATTGTGCTTGTGTATTGAGTATTCAAATATTTTCGCTGGTTTTTTTAAACTCATTGAAACATATGCTAATTCACATCTCGCAAAGTTTGGCATTGCTTGTTTTTTATCCCAAATTAAAAAATATTCACTTTCTGGAAGTGTAAAATTATTAGCACCCCAAACAATTTGATGCTTTGAAACTCTAAAAAGTTCATTCCAATACTCATTGCTTGGCTTTGTATCGTTAACTGTTTGCATATTTTGAAATCTTTTAGCGTGTACATCTTTAGAGCTTGGATTGTTTGTTACTTTTTTAAACCTTTCAATCCCATAAGGAGGGTCGACAATAGCTAAATCAAAATAGTTATCGGGATAGCGTTTCATTAACTCCATATTATCTTCATTCGTTAAGTTTATCATTCGGGTGTGTTTGGTGTTACTATTCTAAACTTCTGAAAGGTTACTGCTCCGTTCTTGTCTCGCTTTGTGCATCCGTAGAATCTCATTACTCCCTCTTCGTCTGCCATAGTTGGACCTAGGTAACCAATGCTCTTAGCTATGTTGTCAAATGCTTCGTCGTGTGTCATTTTTCGGGGGGTTGTTGTCGTTTCTTCAATCTCGCTCCAGCTCTGTCAAAAGTTCGCTCAGGGATAGGCTCGTCAAGTACATCCTTCAATAACTCCGAAAGGTTCTGAGCGTTGGCATTTCTTTCTATGGGTTTATACTGCTCTCCTTTTTCTTCTCTGTGGAGTCGTTCCATAATCTCAACACGTACCTCCCCTTCGTATTGTCTGAGGCATTCAAGAATCTCCGCTGTCTTCAGGCGTTCAAATAGTTTCCCGAACTTCCTCTGTCGTATCATATTAAAACACGTTCTTAGCTCCTCAAGTTTCAAGGTGGGGTGGTCATCTAGAATACTCCTGCAACAGAATTGAAGTTCCTCATCCGTTGAAAGGGTTTTGTTTGCGTCTACTTCTTTCACTAGCCTACCTACCTCCGAAAGAATCCACCCTCGTACTATTGCAGGGTTGTGTTTGACGGCTGTTTGGATATTCGTTCCATCTCTCCAAGCTTCTAGGGGGGTATAGTTTGTTCTGTTATCCGTTATTAACGAAATCGTGCAATCCTTCAGATGAGAAGTTATCTGCATTAAATCCTTTGCTTCCATTTGATTTGAATTTACGTTTTGTCCAGCTACGCGATGCAGCCTTCCAATCCTTTATTTTATTCCCTCCTTTTACTCTCCATCCTACTTGGTCAAACCAATCGTGAAATTTCGTTGCCTCTTCAGGGGTACTTCCTATGTCTAAAAAGTACATTGAACACTCTTCGAGAGAGGAAGGTTTCCCCTTTTTAGTAGTTGAATTAGTAACTGAACTAGTAACTGTATTAGTAGGGGGCCATTTTGACCCTAGTGGTGGGTCATTTTGACCCTTGCCTAGTTCATTGTGAACCTTACCACGTTCAATTTGACCCTTGGGTTCATTTTGACCTAAATGTTTGAATCCAATTAGAGACGTACATACGCGCGTTGTAGTTGTACCTGATATGTTTATATGGTTTTGGGTTAAAAGTGTCTTAATCGCTCTCTTAGCCGTACTGACAGAGACGCATAAGTCCTCAGCTATCGTCGCATTCGATTTGTAGAACGCTTTCCCGTTTCCTGTGAAGGAGTCGATGTCTGCTAGAAGTATCTTGTCGATAGGTTTGAGTTCCTTACTTAGCCAAATCTCAGCAGGTATCCAAATTCCCTTAAATTGCCTAGTTACTTCGCCCATCGTGGTAAGTTTAAGATTCCACTATTCACATATCCAGTCTCTTCTCCGTCCCATTTCTTAAAAGAGTCTATTCCTTTGCTCATCATTGCGTAACCACTATCTAAAGCGTCCTGACTGAGCTGGTAAATACAAATGTTATGGGGGGCGGTGTTCTCTATTGCTATGATGTAGAACTCACTCGCGCCTGTTAGTTCCTTATAGATTGCAGCCTGAAGATGATAAGAGAAGTTATATAAGCTTCTACTAAACCCCTCCTCACTTGCGTCCTGCGTAGTCTTTAAGTCGATTATTACGTCCTTAGACATCGCATCAACGAACCCCCTGAAAGGAACCCCCTGAATATCTGCCTTCACTTCGGTCTCTCGCTTACTACACAACTCTAGCAGTTCAGTTGCTTCCCTATTCTGAGCAAATCTTCTCTTTATCTCTTGTATACTTCTCCAGTCTGAGTTGTTTAAATATATCTTTTTTGGGTTCTCTGAGAGCATATCTTTGTAGGCTTTGGTATTTTTCCTCAAATCGGTTACATCGTAAATCTTAGCGAACTCATCAGGCTCAAGCAGAGCCGAATGAACGGCTGTGCCTAAGCGCATAGAGGGAAGTTCTACAAAGTCCCTTCTCTTGTACGCTAAATAGTGCGCTGGAGACTTAATAAACGATTTTAACGACGAATAGGATAGTGTTATTTTATTTTCCATTTTTCTTTTTTAATTTCAATTCTTCAATCCGTCGGAGGTTTCGAGGGGACAATCCTCTCTTTCCCTTTCCGTCAGCTTTACCTTTGCGGATATTTATCATCGTTGTATCGTGATTGCTTGGTCGTAACTCATATACTTCCACAGACCGAAGGTTTTAATCTCGACGCAGATAATACCTTCCTTATTCATATAAGCGTCACACATCGCTTTCTTCCATCCCCTGTTTGTTGCTATGAGGTCTCCCTCTAAGATATTGAGGGTTGTTGTTTGAATCTTCCTAAGTTCTGCTTTCGGAGCAGTTTCTTTCTTTGTTTCTTTCTTTATAAATTTAGCCATTTGACTGATTTTGTGAGGGGGTAGTCCCCTCTGATTAATTGTTCTTTTTAGACGTTCACCTTTTACACCTTTTTCACTTTTCGTTATGCTATTAGGTGAGTTTATTCACTTTCTATATTAGTTCTTTGTGTTTTATAACATACATCTGTTTTAGTGTTATTAATAGCCCTATTTTAGGGGGGTTCTTGCCGTCAAACGTTTACCAAGTCTTAGGATTTTAGGCGTTTGTTTGTGTTCACTTGTGTACCAAATTTGTACACGTAGGTGTTATCTGTTCAGTTCCTCCTCCCGGTTAAGGACTTCTCCAGCCAATTGAGTCCA